AATCACCTCTTTTTATTATTTGCTTTCCACACTTATTATACTACACCTTTAATTTCAAAATGTCAATCATTTATTTAATTTATTTCAAATTTTTTTTTAAATTTTAAGGACTGAGTATTTACAGCCCTTAATTAATGTTTAGATGTTATACTTATCAAATATACTATCTATATCTTCCCTATAAATAGTTTCCTTTTCCAATAATAAATTTGCCAATTCTTGTATTATCTTGATATTATCTCTTAATGTAGAAAAAGTATCGTTATAAATCTTCTGAGACATTTTCCTACTCTCTTCTAACAAAATCTTATTATCATTGGTTAATTCTACTGCATCTAATAAACCATTTTCACCCATTCCATATTCAGATATCATCTTTTTAATCATATCTGTAGCTCTCTTAATATCATCTCTAGCACCAGTAGTAATTACCTCTTTTTGAGAATTAGATAGTATTTCTCCTATTCTCCCAGCATAAAGAACCTTTATTTTTGATATTAAATAATCTTTTGAATATAAAAATTTATCATTTTCTGAATAAGTAGAAGTAAAACCACCAACTCCTGAACTAGAAGGAATTATAGTTACCCTATTTACTATATCAACATTAAATACCTTGTTTGCTACTGCGTGAGCTGCTTCATGCCAAGCTATAATTTTCTTTTCTTCATTATTACTTGTTATAGCTCTTTTATTACCATTTGTTAATACTTTGTATAAAGCTTCTTCTATATCTTCTTTATCTATAAAATCTTTCTCCGACTCAATAGATATTATAGCAGCTTCATTTATTAAAGTTTCTATATCTGCTCCAGTAAAACCAATAATTTCTTGAGCTAAATTCTTAATGTCAACATCTTCGCTAAACTTTTTGTTCTTCATATACAATTTTAAAATTGCAATTCTCTCTTCTAAGTTAGGTTTAGAAATTTTTATTAGTTTATCAAATCTACCTTTTCTTGTTAAGGCTGGATCTAATTCTTCTAATCTATTAGTAGAAGCCATTACAAAGATATTTCCCCTCTTATTAAATCCATCCATTTCAACAAGTATTGCATTTAAGGTATTACTTCTATCTGTCTCTACAGCACCCCCACCAGTTCTTTTAATACCTATAGCATCTATCTCATCAATAAATACAATTGCAGATTTTTCTTTTCTTGCTTTTGAGAATATTTTATTAACCTTAGCTTTCCCTACTCCTGCAAACATATCTCCAAAATCTGAACCATTTACATAAAAGAAAGGTGTATTGCTTTCGTTAGCTAATGCTTTAGCAAGTAATGTTTTACCAACTCCAGGATCTCCATAAAGTATAATACCTTTTGGAAGTCTTATATTTTGCTTTTTATAATTATCCACGTTTTTTATAATATTATATATGGTTTTTAATTCTTTAATAGCTTCTTTATTACCAGCTATATCTTTAAATCTTATGTCTCCTACATTCTTTTTATTAACCTTAAACCCTTTGCCTAAAGAAGATAAACACATTTTTGTAATTATAATTAATGTAAAAACTGAAATTAATAAACTAAATATAAGACTTATAAGTTTAAGTTTTGAAGCAATTTTTCTTTTTATACTCTGTGTAAAAACAATATTTCTATTTAACATTTCTTCCTTAAAAGTGGGTGAATTTGGATTTGGGAATTTAACATTATAATGATATATAGTTGTAGCAATTAAGTATTCATCATCCATATCATCATAAGTTATCTTTACTATTTCATTTTTATTTAACATGGTTTGAAATTCATTAAAAGTAATTTCTTTTGCTTTATTTTGTTGAAACAAGAAGATTAAAGTTATTATTGGAACACATAATAAAGCAAAAATTATTATTTTAAATATAGTTGTTTTTCTATCGTGAGAACGTTGCATTTTCTACTCCTTTATATAAATATTAATAACATGATAATATATAATTACTATTATGGGTTATTCCCAATAAATGTTAATCATATAAATTTATTATATTTTATTATTCCCACAATTATGCTTATACAATCATAATTTGTCAATTTAATTTATATAAATCGAATATTTTAATCACATTCATGTTCCATAACTCGTCTATCTAGTTCTTTCATACATTCACTAGAACATATTCTTTGTTCACTACAATAATCTATCCATTTAGTATTTTCGCCACATATAAAACATGGCTCAAATGATTTACTTTCCAATATTGTATTTGTTTTAATATCTTCATATGAAAATTTCATAACTATTCATTCCTCTCTTTTTTATGTTTTTAATAAATATCCCATGTTCCAGTTATTATTTCTAATTGGTCATCATAATAATATGCTACACAATAATAATAAACATCATACCCACAACTATCATATGCTAAATCATAATCTATTTTATATGTTTTTACATTATTTTCTTCAAATATATCTTTAATTTTATATAAATCTTCTTCGCAACAAATCTCTACTTCTGATAATATATTTTCTAATTCTTTCTTTGTCATTTCCAACTCCCCCTCTTTTTTATAATTAAATCTCTACAATATCACAATGTTCTTGATCTAAAATATCTTTTAACTCTTCTGTAGTTATATCTAGTTTAGATGCAATTCTATCTAATGCATTTGTTTTTATATATGGACAGCCATATGGCGGTACTTTCGGTATTGAATCTTCGCCCATATCATAACCAAAATCACCTACTCCTCCAAATACACCTTTTTTTACACATATAAACTAAATAACCATCTCTACCATCGTTTTCCCATAAGTTCTTCCTGTTGTTAAAAATGGACAATCTTTACAATTTTTTATTTCAAAATCCAATGTTACTTTCATTATTCATGCTCCTTATCTATAATGTATTTTTAATAAATCCTAATATCTTGTCTTCATCTATAGTGAATCCAGCAGCTTTTTGATGCCCTCCTCCATTATGAGTTTCAGCGATTCTACCACAATCAACATTATCTTTAATAGTTCTCAAACTTACAAGATTACCATTAATAATCATAATATAATCACAATCTTTATTTAATTTAGAAAGTTCATTTCCTAACTCACTATGATGTTTGTCAGCAAATACTACTCCAACCTTATAATTGTTTCTATCTATTTTTATAATGGATTTATTCTTAGATTGTATATATTCTTCAATTTGTCTTTGATTTATATCAAGTATTTGTTTATATTTCAAAATAAAATCCTTAACATATCTACTATTATTAATACAATTTAAAGCCTCTTTTACAAATACTTCTCTTCCTAATAAATAATATAAATCATTCAATTGCTTAGGTAGTATATCATTATATTTTGTACTCCATAACCAAGTATCCCATCTTTTTATATTTTCAACCCAATCGTTTAGTGATTTTATATGCGTACACCAAGTATCTAATAACAATAATTCTGTTCCAGATGTTAATTCTAAATCTCCTTCTATTTCAACTCTTGCCCATTTATATTTATTTAATGATAATGCTGTTTTATGATGATCTAATAAAGTTACCACATCAGCACAAGTATTATTTATTAGTTCTGCTACCTCTTCATTAACTCTTATATCTGTTATAAATATATGTCCATACTGTTTATATTCTTGGGAATCTATAAATTCTTTTATTCTAGCATTAATAGTATCATAATTATGTAATTCACAATCCACACTTTCTTTTCCGAATATTACTTTAGATACTATCTCACATCCTACCCCATCTAAATCAGTATGAGTAAATACCTTTATTGTTTTTGATAAAAAATTATTCATTGCTATTCTACCTCCTCTAAAATAATTTCAATAGTTGCAATACTTTTTGTACCACCCCAACCTGTTTCTTTGTTTACCTTTATATTTTTATTTAATTCAATTTTTCTTCCTGTAGCCTTTACAAATCTAGGTAATGTTTTCCTTGAAGATATCTCTCTAAAAAGATCAAAATCCTCTTGTGTATATTCTTTATCATCATATGTATAAGTCAACAATATTCCTCTACCATTGGGCTTACTTTTCCAACAGCCTTTAGTCTTGTAATCACCTTTTCCTAAATAAAAATATTTATGTCCCTTATCATCTACGTATTCTTGTCCAATAATTAAATCCTTCTTAGGAATTCTCTCCATAGATTTTCTTTTAATTTCTCTATCTTTAACTAATTGTTTGTCTTTTTCTATTTGATTTAATATTTCTTGTTTGTATTTTAATTCATTTTTACTAGGATTTTCTACTAAAAATAATTCTGAGTATGAAGCATTAGAATTTTTAAATCTTACTGATTTACCAGTCCATATGCCCACATTTAAACCTTTACTATATCTTCCAGTACCTTTTGCAACAACTAAATCATTTATTTTAATTTCTCTTCCTAATATATCTTTCATTATTCATGCTCCTTATAAACCATTTTATATTCTCTAATTGCTATAACTCTTTTCATATCAATAACTCTATCATTTTCTTTAGAATATTCTCCTCCACAATCTAATAATATATCTTTTCCTATAAGTTCTTTTATTTTATCATATGGTAGATCATCAGATATTACCACATCACGTTTATTTTCTATAGTTAATATATAACCATATCTATCATTCTTTTCTTGTGGTGTACGAGTATCTGACATTCCATAATATATAAAACAACATATCATAACAAATCCTATTAATGTTACAATTTTATAAAACACATTATACAGTTTCTCTTTGCTCATTATTACCTCTTTAATTATTTAATTTATTTTTAAAATGTTACTTTTATTTAATATTCTTCCCAATAACAACCTTTTATTTTTCCACAGTTTTTACAATAAACTATATGTCTTCTTCCATTTAATGCATAAAAACCTTCACTCAAAAGATCATCTACCCATCTATGCTTACACGTTAATCTTTTTATAAAATTTTTCTTTGTTATCTTTTCTTTACTTATATAATCATATCTTCTTTCTTTATCCACTACAAATCAATTCCTTTCTTTATCATTTTATAAACAGTTGATGTTAAACATCCGTAATTACATTCTTGTTCTCTTATATATTCACATGTAAAATTAAGCATATCTTTAGTTATTAATTCGTCATTTTTAGCACATATCTTATTAAATTTAAAATTACCATCTTTAATACTAAATATATAAAATCTATCTTTGCCTGTAGATGAACCTAAACGTATTAAATTATCAACAATTAAAGTTTCCATATTTGGATGTTTTCTTAATATATATTCAACATCTACATCATCATATACACTTCTTCTTACTGCATAATAAGTATCTTTAGATATTTTCATAAGTTTAAAAGTTTTTTCTGATTTCTCATCTAAATATGATTGCTTGGGTGAATAGTTAAAACATTCTCCTCCATTAAAGAATCCATATTCACCATCATAATATTTTTGTATGGTAATTTCTTTAAGATTACACACTCCTTCTTTATTATTTTTACAAATATCTAGTTCACATTTTACTCTCATAAATACACCTCTATTCAATTAAATTATCTATATCTCTTTTAATAATTTTATCTCCTTGTTTCCAACTAAGAAATTCTGCATAAATTATATCACCCTCTTTTGTTTCACCTCTATATAACTTCCCGGCATAAATATTACTATACATAGCCGACATGCCTTGTTTAAAAGATTTTTCAAGATTGTATTCATCTGATTTCACAGTAATACACCAAATTTGCTCTTTGTTTGATGACCACGTTTTTTGAATTTCAACCATTTTTACGGGTATTCTTTTGTGATAAATAACAGCTTCCTCTTGCTTTTCTACTTGTTCGTTCTGTATATTATTTTTTGTAGAGTTTTCACATCCAATCAATAGAACACATAAGACCATCGACATAAATATCACAAATAATTTACTCTTCGTTAATTACGTCCTTTATATTCAATTTCAAAAATTTCTTTGATAAAATCGAGTTTTAACTTATACCAACCTACTCTTCTATTTAAATATTCACAATCATTATCTTTGCTAAACCCACATAGTTTATCTCTAAAATATTTATATTCAAATAGAAAACTGTTATAAAACTCACATAATTCAGAAAATGATATATCTCTTTTTGTTTTTATTATTCTTTTTATAATCATATATTCTTTTAATATAATATAATAAGATTCTCTATACCATTTTTTATTATATTCAGATAAATTCATTAATTCAAAAGTTATATCACTTTCTATTATTCTAATTAATGGCATAATTTTATTCTCAATAACATCCTTTTTATTAACTGGTAATTCTGTTAATAAATTAATCATAGGTCTACCCATTTTAAACATTTTCTTTACCTTCTTTCAATTTATAATTAATCCCCATATCATCAAGTAATTTTAAAAAATCCTTATCACTCATATCTTTAAAAAATCCCTCTGGATTATCTAATATCCTTACATCTTCTCTTGATTTTATTTTAACAATATTATTTAAAGATAATTGTCTTCCACTTTTAAAAGTTATCATATTATATTCTTCCTTTTTCTAAACCAATTATCACCAATCTTTTTATAAATATAGTAACTATCTTCTATTTTCAAAATAGGTTTTCCCTCTAAGTTTTCACACTCTTTTAATGTTTGATTATAATTAAACAATATCCAATCATCTTCATCATTATAAAATATTTTAATATTGGGTTTTAATATAGTTGCTCTTGATATTATTTCAAAATCATTTCTATACACTATTAATCACCTATTCTCTTATTGTTGATATTAAATTATAAGTTGTTATAATGGTTATGACCAATGCCGAAATAGAATTACCTATAAATATATTATCTTTAGACCAAATTCCTAATATTAATGATAATATGCTTAATAACCACATAGCTATTACGCCAATTGTTGCTAATTTCATTGTTAACACTCCTCTACAATATTTTTTATTTTAAATGACCTATTTCTATTATTTCAGCAATGTGTCCTAAATTTTTTAAATATTCCTTTGTATCTATTGCTTTACTATATTCGCCATAAGACGAATGTAAAACTATTCTATTTTTACCTTTATATTTAGCCACCACGATATAATTACTTCCCATTTAACTCACTCACTTTCTTATTTTTTAATTAAAATTTCCAATTTATTCTGTGTATTTTAATTTTTAACCACACTTTGGACAATATGTAAACCATAAATCATCGCATACAACCTCTTTTTTTAAAATCTCTATTCATGTTTTATTTACTTAAACCTTTCATTAAATTTTGATAATATTCCTCGGACTTAATTTCTATTTCAAATTTATCTTGTAAATCAACCAATTGCTGAATTATCGCATCTTTTTCAGCTATAAATTGATTTACAACTTCTTGTGTAATTGATATTGGGTTTGCAAATACTCCTTTTAATTCTCTTACTCTACTTTCGATATTTGTTGTTTCTTGCCATAATCCTTCTCTCACATCGTTTTTTAACTTTACCATATACTTATCATTCCTTTCATTTATTATAACTTTTACTTTTATTTATAAGTAATTAGCTTTAGTTTAACATTAATAAAATAATTATCTAAACTGAAACCAATTACTTATTATCTATTGACACTTTAAGAACCACTCATTAATAAACTCATCCTCAAACTCATCTCTAACCTTATGTCTTATCATAATCCCATCATTCACTTTAGCAACTGTTATGTATTCTTTATCCGCTTCAACATCTTCCATAATCCCGCTTAATAAACATCTAAAATCATATCCATTCATGCTTTGCTTCAGATAAACTGATTCGTTATCATATATAAACCTTTCAAGGTTTAATTCCTTATCTCTTGTCTTTGAAAAGAATTCCTCTGGATCTATAAATATCTCATCGTATATTTTAAAATTTAAGTTTGTCATATGTATCTCCCTCTCCCACTTTATAATTAAGGGAGTAAAAAGAGATACTCCCTTTTATAATAATTATTTTATAAAATTAAATATTTGTTTTTCAAAATCACTATAAGTAAACTTATTCTGATATATACCTGAATAATCTATTAAAAACCTTTGCCATGCTTCCGTAAGAAATTTTAACTGTTTGACTATTTTTCTATATGTGAATTTATCATAAAAATATAAAGGTTTTATTTGTCTATATTTAGGCAAGTATTTTATTTTATTTTTAAATCTTTTAGAAAAATCATCACAAAGTAAATCATTTTCCGCTATAAAATTGTCTAACCCCTCTGCTCTACATAAAAATTGATCTAACGGTTCATCATATTTATCTGACTCTTCTTCCTCTTCTTCAAACTCTCTCCCATTTTTTTCTAAGTATGAATTAACTATAGAATAAAATTCTGAAAATGTTTCTTCGGGGTTATCTAATTCTTCTTCATTCTCTTTTAATTCATCTTCCACCTCGCTTGTCATTTCACAAATTATGTCATATGTGGTTTGGAACAAAAAGTTCTTTAAATCATTTTTAGGATCTACTGTTTCTTCATCTAACATAACATCCATAAGATTTGATATATTATTCATTTCAGGATTTTCTCTTTCTATAAGTTCCCTTATTGAAAAACTCCTATCTTCTATCTTTAACACATCGACATCTGATATTATTGCAGCTTCAATAATATCTCTAACCATTGAAGCTCTATTATAAGATACTTCATAGTTAAAACTACCTATAATTTTGTTAGCAGAATCTATCAACTCATCAATAAGTAAAATATTTTTTGCTCCCATTTTTAAATTTAAATTAATTTTTAATGCTTCTGGTTTACTTCCTAATTTCATAATCTCGCCTCCTCATATTTAATATACTACATATATTTGCTAATTTCAATATTAAATTACCATTTTTGAAAAATAAATTACTTAATACTAATTTTAAGTTACTTATAACCCTGTATAAGTAATCTAATATTAATATAATTACAGAGGCACTATGAAATTATATACCTTTAAGTGCGAACATATGTTCTTATTTGATTATACCTATTTTCCGTTTTATTTGCAACTATATCCATTAAATAAATTTTATAAAACTAATGCTAGTTGATACCAATCTTTTATTATTCCAGTTTCTATCTTATGTATAATCTCTTTTTCAAACTCTCTTCCTTTGAGTTTAACTTTAGTAATAATGTCTTCTCTTTCATATTTATCCTCTTGGAAAATCTCTCTGTTATAAGTATTATTCTTATACCAAACTAAAGTCTCATTTATAAAACCTTCTTTGATATCATCCGAATGTAAGTATAAGTAATTCTTTAATTTATTTTTATTAAGCTCATGAGGGAATAACCCTCTAAGCTCTTTAATTTCATTATTAATTATTCTCACCACACTTTATTAGATTTCTAACTACTTCTAAGACTGTTAATAATCCTATTCCTCCAGGGACTGGCGTGATACCATCAAAATAATCATAAATATCTTTTGAAATATCCCCACATAACTTATTATTCTCATCTCTATTTATTCCAACATCTATCGCTATTATATCTTCTAAAAATTCTGGATAAAAATTATCATCGTTTTTCATGAAAAAGCTTTTATTAAAGTAATTAGGTTGTCCTATAGCACTAATAAATATATCAGAAAGAATGATTTGTTGTTTTAATACATCTCTATCGGTTTTACTGTTACAAACGGTTACCGTAGCACCTTTATTTATTAATAATTGTGCTAATGGTTTTCCTACTATATTACTTCTTCCTACTATAACTACGTTCTTACCTTCAATATCTATATTTTCATGTTCTAAAACTGTTATAATACCCTTGGGAGTGCATGGAATAATTCCAGTTTCATCTCCTATCATTAATTTACCTTTATTTACATTAGTAAATCCATCTATGTCTTTGTTAGGATCTATAGCATCTATAACTTTTTCTTCACTTATATGCTTTGGTAATGGTAATTGCACCATTATCCCCGTTACACATTTAGTTTTATTTAACATATCTATTATATTTAATAATTCCTCTTCAGATACACTATCATCTAGTTTCATATGTTCATAATCTATTCCTAATTCTTCGCATAGTTTACATTTATTCCTTACATACACGTTACTAGCTTGGTTATCCCCTACCTGAATAAAAATTCCTTTTATATTACTTAAATCCCTTTTCTTTAACTCTTGTTTTATTTCTTCTCTTATCTTTTTACAATCTATTATCATTAGTTATCTTCTCCTCTATGTATATTAGTTTTATCATTAATTTGATTTTTTAAAACTTCTGTATATTCTTTTAATTCCTCTTCAAAAGCTTTTGTCTTATTATATCCGCAAGTAAACATCTCTGGACAAAGACCGTTTCTATATACACACTCTTTAACCATACATTTGGATAATTCTGGCTCTACTTGACTTACTTCTTCTTTAACTTTCTGCCAAGCTTGTCTAGTTTCTAAACTTGCACAATGACATAATCTTTTTCTACTTATATTTATTAAACTTTGTGCATTGGCTTCACACTCGTGGTTTACTAAAGAACCTTGTGGAAGTTCATCTCTATTTATTCCTGTTCTATCTGTTCTTTGTGTTGTAACAAAATGCTCGATCCCATGTTTATGTCTTACTAAATGAACACTAATCCAGTATTTTAACTCTGTCCATCTCCAACTTATTATAAGTTTTCTAATAGGTGAATGTTCACTTAATAATAATTTCCTTTTCCATTCACTAGTAGGGTAAGCCCCCTTATTCTTTCCTATAGTGTTCATTGTGGCATTTTTTATTCCTTGCCAAAGGTCTCTATAATCTTTTAATTCTACTTTCATTTTTTAACCCTCCTTATTGATATTTTTTACAATGATTCCTAATTGTTTTTTCACAATAACCCGTTTCATCTGCTATTTTTTTATAAGTAAAACCTTCTTTTCTCATTTTTATAAACTTTTTCTCCATATCTTTGTTGACTACTAATTTTCCTGCAACATTATTTTGTAGACCTGTTTTAAAAGCATGTATTACATTTTCACTTCTAGTACACCACTCTAAATTTTCTAAACTATTATTTTTCTTATTTCCGTCTATATGATTTACATCTAATTTTGAATAATTATTATTTGGTTGAAAAGTCTTTAATATTATTCTATGTACTAAAAAGCTTTTCTGTTTGCCATCAAAAGACAAAGTAACATTTTTATATCCATCTCTATTGGTAGAACCTTTTAAAACATGTCCAAACCTATTTAAAATAAAACCTTCTTTTGAGGCAAAAATATTTTTTATTTCTGTTTCTTTTATATTTTCAATGTTTATATTATTTCTTTTAGCATTATTAATAAAAAGATTCAAAAGATAATTTTTGCGTTCTTCTATGGCTTCTTGCTTATTTTTAAACCTACCTATATATTTAGTTATTCCTTTTCCTTGTGTTAAATTAAGTTCATACACATTGTCTTTTCTTCTAATTCCCTGTTCTGAATTAAACCACAATGCTTCATTAATTCCACTAACTTTTAATATTTCCACCTTCATATGTATTCCTCTCTATTCTTTGATTTATTTTTAAATATATGTTAAAATTCTCTTAACATCTACTATTATACTCTCATTATAACAAATGTCAATCAATTATTTAATTTATTTCAACTTTTCTTATATTATTTACTAACTTTAATATCTCTAAGCCTTCTTTCATTTCTCTAATATATTCATCTATACTTTCATTAAGATAACTCACTTCTACTAAATTATTATCTATATAGTATTCTTCTTTACCTTTATCATCATAAAATATGTATTTAATATTTGATCCATTCAAATCATAAGTTATTTCTACCAAAATCCTTCACCTCTTCTTATCTCTTTAAAAGTAATCATTTAATCAATGATATAATCATTATCATTTTTGCCATCTGAATCAAACTCTTCTTTCCATATTTCCTTATAGTCTTGTAGCGTTGATATACCTTCAACTTCACTCAATGTTAACTCGCCTCCATTAAAAAAATCCTTTTTATATATTTCTTTATCTTGGTCTAATTGTTGTAATTTTTCTATTAATCTTTAACCTTCATTTACACTTCCTCCTAGCTTAAAAATACAATAATTCTTTATTTTTTGAATAACACTTTTATTATTATCTTTCTTTATTATCTTTTCATCATTCAAAGTTTTAATTTTTTCTTTATATTCCTCATTTAACTCATCTTGATATATTTTAATATCCTTTAAAAGCTTTTCTGTTTCTTCTTTTCCTATTTCTTTCACCACCCTTTGTTTATTTAAATATATTCTTATTCCTTCGCTTCCTGAATCAACAACCTCTTTAATTGTATATTCGGTGTTATCATACCACATATGGTCTCCAACTTTATAATTCATATCATATCTTTCAAATTCATCTATACATTCCCTATCTATCAATTCATATTTTATTGTTTTCTTATATTTGCTATCTTTATCTATCATTATTTTATAATTTGTATATGTTATTTCTGTTGAACCCCACCATATTATTCCTCTATCAAATGCTATATCAACATAATATCTTTTATTTACTACTTCTTGTAATACCTTAACTTTCATTTATATTACCTCCTAATTTAACGATACAGTAGTTTTTAAATCTTTGGATAAATGTTGTGTTTTGCTTAATTACTTCTTTTCTCATTTCTTTTTGGTATTTTTCAATATCTTCTAAAAGTTTTTTTGATTTTTCTTTATCTATTTCTTCAACTATTTTTGGCTTATCTAAATATATATTTATTCCTTTACTCCCACAATCAATAATTTCTTTAATGTGATATCTTTTGTTATTATAACTCATACAGTCTCCACATTTATATTGAATACTAAGTCTTTCAAATTCATCTATACATTCTGTATTTAACGGCTTATATTCTACATTCAATTCATATATATCATCCTTATTTATATCAAGCTTATCGAAAGAAGTTATCTCTTTTACCCTATAACAATATGGTATAAAATCCCTATCTATTATCTTATGGACACTATATTTTCTGCTTACTACTTTTTGTAATATTCTAATTTTCACTTGTACCTACTCCTTTATTCCAGTTCCATTACAATATCTACACTTTACCTTCTTGTCTTTACCTCTAATGCTACCATTGTAAATAGTTGTACTTTGCATTGCTTTTAACTTTCCAACACCTAAACAAAATGGACATATATTATCAATAAACTTATTTGTTATAATATCTATATTAAAATCCATATAAATTACCTCTTATCAATATAATTCTTCATATAAATCTTCGTCTACGCAATCAAACAAATCTCCCCAAATTTCTTCTTCAAAATACTTCTTATCATCCTCTTCTATAACCACAATTATTCTTCCTGTTGCTTTATTTTTGAATCTTGTTCCTACCTTAAAATTACTTGCTATCATTGATATATCCTCCTAATATTTTAAATCTATCTGCTTTAAATTCATTAAATACACCATAATCATCTTTTAACCAATAAGAATATGTATCATTACATTTTATAATATTATAAACTTGATATACTTTACCCATACTAATGCCATCCACCATATCATTAATACATTCTACTATCATCATTATCTTTACACTCTCTTTCTATGACTATCAACTAAGATTTCATTTTTTTGATCATTTCTTTTATCATAACTAAGAAATACTGCATTATAATACTTATCAGATTTACAAATTTCGTTAAAAACATGAAAATCATCACCATAGCTTTGATTATATATTTCAAAACCATTTTTTCTTCCTAATTCAATTATTGCTGTTAGCATTTTTACCCATGTATTAATATCTAATTCCATTTATATTCACCCCTTTATTAACCATTTATTTACAAATAAACTCTTGATTTTTACCATATATTTCTATATAATTGAGATATAAGATGATGATGGTAATTACCTCGATAATTATATTTAATTTTATAAAAAAAATTTCTTCATTATCATCACATCTTATGTGAGAGACTGATGTTTATTTCAGTCTCTTTTTAGTTGATTATTTAATTTATTTCAATATTAATTAAAACTAACTTTTTATTAACTTATTTTACAAATTCAAAATGATCTTTTGGAACTTTATAAAAATAAGATACTATATCATCACCATTCCAAATTTTAAATTTAACTTCTAAGTGCTTTTCATCATTTACAGGTACTTCATATATTCTAGTAAACTTAGGCAATATACATCCTCGCATAGTTGAATCATTTATTTCAAAAAAGGGATCATTTTCTTTTTGATTAATTATTTTTGTTTTAAACTCTTCCCAACTCATATCATTAACCTTAATTATTCTACTTTGAAAATCTATTCTATTTTTATTTGTTTGAATTACATAAAACATATAATAATACATCTCCTTTATATTAACTTCATTAATTCTTCTTCAGTAAACAATTTAACATTATCTCTTTTTGCCTTGTCCACTTTTCCAGACTTGCTAATATCACTTCCGACTATTAAATAATCTAATGATTTTTTATACCCAATTTCAACTATAGCTCCTAATTCTTCTAATTTACTTTTTAACTCACTTTTCTTTAATGTAAATTTCCCAGTTGGATAAACTTTCATACCCTTTAATGGATTTTCTTTAGCTATAACTTCTACTTTTTCTTCTATTATAAAATCTATTTCATCTATAAAACTACTAACCAAATTTATATTGTCTTTATTGTGAAACCACTCTACTATACTATTAGCAACTATTTCTCCACAATCCTTCATTTTCAACAAATCATCTACTGTTAAAAATTTAATATTGCATAGCTTAATATATGGATTATCTCCTTTTATAAATTCTACAAATGTTTTTGCTGTTGTTTTACCTACATTTGGAATACCTAAAGCATATATAAAATTCTCTAATTTACATTCCTTAGACTTTTCTATATTTTTAACTAGATTATTAAACGATTTAACGCCAAAACCTTCTAATCTTTTAATTTCTGTTTTATCTTGTAATTTATAAATATCTTCAATACTACTTAAATATCCTTTTTCAATAAACTTTTCTATAGTCTTTTCACTTAATCCTTCAATATTCATAGCATTTCTACTACAATAATGTTTTATTTTTTGAACTAATTGAGCTTTACAATTAGGATTTTCACACATTAAAAACTCAGCATTATCACTTATTTTTATATTTGTCTCATGACCACATACTGGACATTTACTAGGTATTTCTAATGTATCTGATTGGGTTAGATTTTCTCTGATTTGAGGTATTATTTGATTTGCCTTATAAACTGTGATTTTATCTCCTAAACCTAGTTTAAACTTCTTCATTGTACTAACATTATGTAAAGTTGCCTTAGCTACTTCTGTACCATCTAATTCTACAGGATCAAATATTGCGACTGGAGTTATTACTCCTGTTCTTCCTACTTGCCATTGTACTTCTTTTAATAATGTTTCTTCTTCCTCATCATAAAACTTAAACGCCATTGAATGATTCGGATGATGTGCTGTATTACCTAATGATTCCCCATATGATTTATCGTCATAAGTAAATACTAATCCATCGATTGGAATTTGTTTTTTAGCAGCTAAACTTTTTAATTCTTCGATATCCTTATTAAGATTATTTACTATTTTATAATCGACTACATCAAACCCTTGTTCTTCTAGCCATTTTAGTTCTTCTACTTTACTTATAAATTCTTTACCAAAGACGTTATAAGATAAAAACTTTACCTTTCTCTTTGCACAAATTTTACTATCTAGCTGTCTTACGCTACCTGAAACTAAATTTCTAGGATTCTTATATTCCCCATTTTTATTAATCTCATTAAAGGTATTATATGTTATTATAGATTCTCCTACTATATGTATTTTGCCTTTGTATTTAATCTTTTTGGGAACATTAATATAAGTTTTAATATTATGAGTAATATCTTCACCTATTTCTCCATTACCCCTTGTGCTTCCTTCTATTAATTCACCATCTTTATATATTAAATCAGTAGTTAAACCATCTAATTTAAGCATTCCTACAGCTTTTTTATTACCAATAAAGCTATTTAATTCATTTTTATCTTGAGTTTTACCCAATGATCTTAAAATATATTCATGCTTAACTTTTTCTAATTTGCTTTTAACTTCATATCCAACATTAACAGAAGGTGAGTTATTTAAAACTATTCCAGTTTCTTTTTCTAATTCCTTTAATCTATCAAGTTTAATATCCCACTCTTTATCATTCATAATAGTATTTGAGGTATTATAATACATATCACTAGCTATGTTTAGTTCAGATATTAAACTTTTCATTTCTTTTATCTTGAATTCACTTCTGTAACTTTCCATCTCAATCTCCCTTTCATTTTAAAGTTCTTTAGCTCTTTCTCGTTTTTTTTCACAATTCTTACACCCATTCTTTTTTTTTCGTATGCAACTACAACTCATTAGGTCGAAAGGACATACATCTAAGACATCTCCTATTTTTTCGATAACATCAAGTTTTGGTGCTTTCTCTCTATCATTTTCTAATCTTGATATTGTAGCTGCACTTGTTCCTATTTCCTCAGCTAATCTTAATTGACTATATCTTCTTATTTTTCTATACATTTTTATGTTTTTTAAGCTTATTTTACAATTACCCATAATAAAATTCATCTCCTATATGAATTAAATTCATTTTAATATTCTTTTTATTATATCACTATTTTTTATAAAAAAATATGGTAATTTAAACCAAAATACATATAATTTTAAGATATTTTGTCGGAATTATTCGCATTTAATAAATAAATCTTGCGTATAATTAAAAAGTTGCATTTGATTAGCAAATTTACTACCTTTTATTTTATACATTAATGCCCCTCTATCTCCTCTGAAAACTATAAAATCTTCATCATTTACTCTTTTAAACTCCTCTTTTGGATTTGTTATTAGTTCTGCCACAACTTCTAATATTTTATACTCTTTCACTTTCAAACTTCTCCTTAAAATAATCATAAAACTCATTGTTGTTCTTGAATGTTAAATCAGCTTTAAATCCTCTTAACTCTTTTCTATCGTTCATTAATCTAAATATAATATCTTTTATCTTATCCCCCCTCTTAAACATCCTATACGATCTTTTGAAAGGATTTACACCTATACAAACTGTTATAGTATTGTATTTATCTTTATCCTTCATATTATGTACACCCTTAACATCAATCACATAAAATGTTTTATCGATTAAATCTTCTTCTAATACATAATATCTATTATTATTAATTATTGTTTTTGCTATTGCTTTATTAAATTCTTCGTCGGCTTGTCCGTCAGTAACAAATAGATGTGTCCCCTCCTCATTAGGTCTTCTTGCTCTAGTAGTTCTGGAAACCACTTTTTTCTTATTAAACTCTTTACAAAGCTTATCAATAGAATAATCTTTTCCACATCCAGACTCTCCGACAACAAGAAATAATTCTTTTTTCATATGTAACACTCCCTTTTATGCAGCTATTTCTAAAACCTTATTTAAATTTTCTTTCTCTAATTGATTTATGTATATTCTTTTGTTTTTCCCTAAATTATTATAAATATTTTTTATTTGATAATTCTCCATATCTACTATTATTTTTAAATTACCAAACATTCTCGCCTGAATATTTTCTATGTTATCTGTCCATATCTCCTCCCCTAGAATAAAATTTCTAGTTAACAACTTTCTAATCTCTAATATACTTTTAGTTTCGTTTCCTTTCACGTATGTTCTATACTTATGTATTATTCCTTTATCAATTTTTAATAAATTAGTTCTCATAATGAAACATCTCCTTATATGTATTAATACTTTAATTTATTTAAACTTTCTAAGTGCAAATTTATTCATCATTTTTCTTTTAACCTTACGCTCAGCTTTTCCTCTAAGGTATTGTTTAACTTCTTCATTGCTCATTTCTTCAAATGGTTTATGTATCATAATGTCCTCTCCCTCTATATGTAATATATTATTTTATTTCTCTTAACATCTATTAGTATAATACCAATTATACTAAATGTCAATTGAAACTTTAATTTATTTTAACATTTTATAAAACTATCAATTTAACAAGTTATTTCTCTTTTAAATATCTTTTTAGAACCATCTTTATCATATAATAATATAAGCCCAGATTTACCGACACACATAAATAATTTCACATAATCATCTCCATCTACATAATTTTTGTTATAATCAATACAATAATCTATGCAGTATTTATATGATTCTACGGGATATAAATCCTCATCAAAACATTTATTTCCATTACAATAAGCTATTAAAAAGCCTTTTGGTTTCATAATTATTCCTCCTCCAATGTACTAAAATCATCTCCTAATATTATTTATTTGATAATAATTGCTCATATTCCTCTAAATAGTGAAAAGCAGCTGTTAACAATACTTCTTTTTCACAATAATCTATATTTTCCGCCATTTGTTTAATTTCTTCTTTGGTTTCAGATAATGATTTAAACCATGTTTTATGTGGTTCTTCTTTATATTCTTCTTTACCATATCCATTTCTAATAAGCATATTATCAAATTCTTTACTACTCATATTACTAAGGAATTTATCCATCTTTTCTATTTCCTTTAACATACTATTATGTTTTTCTTTATTTTCCCCTTCTATTACTTCAAAACAGCAACTATTCCAGGCATCTTCTTCGCCATTATCATTAACTATTCTAAAGTATTCATCGTATGGATTAGAATTAAATATTTCGGTACATTTATAGGTATTTCCTAATGTTAACCATTCTGGTAATATATCACTAACCCAAGGATTTTTTATTAATTTAACTATCATAATTATTAATTCTCCTTTACTTCTTTAATTTATTTTCTATATTTTTTAGAATATCTTCAAGATTTATATTTATACTCTTATCTTTATAATTATCAAAGGTTCTGTTTATAAAATAAGCATTGCTTATTAACAATAAAATTATTAAATATTTTAAATCATTAACATTATTATTAAATACACATAATACGCCTAATATAAATAAACAAATATCAATAATTATAAGCATTGTTTTAACTTTCATTTTATATTCCCACTATTTTATGATTTTTAACAATTCTAATCATCCATAACTTGAAACACTTCTAATGCTACGCTATCATTATTTAAATATTTATCATAATTGAACCAATGATTATTTTTCATTTGACATATTATTTCATTATCTTGCTTTTTATGTATTCTATAAAACATAATTTTCTTACATTCTGGCGTATGTTTAACATAATAATCACTCCACTTTACTATTAGTATATCCCATTGTTTTAATTTTTTAAACTGTTCTCTTTTAGTTAATGGTATTACTTGCATTATTACTCTCCCTTTCTATGAAATTTCACTTTAGCTGTAGCTACAACTTTTCTTTCAGGAAATATAATAGGTTCTTCCATGTTCCCATAATCACTTAAATATTCTACAGCTTTTCTATATTTTAAATATCTCTTCATGTCTTTCATTTCTATCTTATTTAATCTATCTAAATTCATATTGTCTTTTAGATCCATTAATTTTACTTGAGTAGCATAATAATTACTGCTTACTCTTTCCAGATAATCTTCATATGCTTCATTATTTATTTTTGTTATTGAAACTATAGCATCAACAAGATATTCTGGTAAAAACTCTAATAAATCTTCTTTAGCAGCATCAGTATCCTCTAATATATCATGCAGCACAGCTACTATTTTAGTTTCTATGTTTGAACAGTTATTCATAACTCTTAATGGATGTAATATGTATGGTTGACCACTTTTGTCTATTTGTCCCATATGTTTTTCTGTTGCAAATATAATTGATTTTTCTAATAATTCTTGCATTATTTAATCCTCCTAACTTCTTACTTCATAGGTATAATAATGTTGAAAACACTTATATTCTTCTATTTTTATCCCACTTTCGTATATATGTTCATAATCCTTAATTAGATATTCCTCACAATAAGGACACCTATATTTATCGCTTCTATTTTCTATCCTATGAATAACTTTTTTATAAATATTTAATATTTGTTTTAATTCATAATCAGATAAATCATTATTATATTTTTGAAACTCTGATAAGGTTAATAATTCACTCTCTTTATCCATAATAAATCCTCCTTAATTAAACATGCAAAATAAGAATATTATTTTTTATTTCAAAATATTTAACCCTTTTATTAAGTTATCTATCATTTGGACTTTCTATAATTTTACAATCATCTGTTTTAGTTATAGCAACTGTTGCATTAAAATCAGCTAGTTCAACAAACTTTTTAACTCTCATATATTTTTCCTCCTCATATAATTCACACATACAATCACTTTCTGTTAAAACAATCTATCTTTTGGTGAATCCTTCTCCCACCAATTAAGAAACGCTGTACAAGCATATATATCTTTATCTTTAAAATTTTCTCTATATATACATTTATTCATAGTTGCTTGGTTATTCCTTTCTCTTTTTATATTTCCTAACAGCTTTTCTCTCTGCTAGTGATAGTAAGGATGTGGCCATAATTAAACCTTCCTCAAATCCTTTGGCTAATCCAGCTTTATAAGTATATTTATTTTCTTCTATTTCTTTCTCATATATTTTCCTATAGTCTTCTGCATTTTTCATTATCCTTTCAAACCAATCGTCAAGTATGATCTCTTTATCCAATGTTTTTAATATTTCTTCACGTTCATTTTGATTCATTAATTATTCCTCCTTAAAATTCAAATTCTTCAGTAAGTTGATTAAACTTACATCTTTCGCATATTTCATCACCATTTTCAAATAATTCAACTCTTAGTCTTCCACAATTAATACAATCTTCGTCAGTATAACCTAGACACTTACCTCTATCATTACATGAACAAATCTCATTTTCTCCTAATTCCTTACCACATCTTGAACAACTGCTAACTTTATACATCAAATATCACCTCTTGATTATTCTTTAATTTGTTTTTATTTAAAACAAGCAATTTATAATGTTTTTATATAAGCTATAACATCTTCTAACACAGAAATAGCACCATCTTGTTCTGCTTTATCTAATTCATATTGTTCGTCATATCCAAAGTCATTCCTATTTTCTTCTTCTCTTAACCTTGCATTTAAATAATCTAATAATTGATCTCTTTCTATTAGCATCTGTAATCATCTCCTATTCTATTAATCCATCTTTAATTAATTCCACCATTACACCTAAATCACATAGCTGCAATAAACCTGTGTTTTTAGCTATAGCTAATATTTCAAATTTTCTAGTATGTATATTGACTACCAATCTAAACTCTGCACTATAGCAACCTTTAAACTCATAATAATAGTTGTTTTCTCCATAATAATGTTCTCCTTCTTCACAATTATCTGGATCTTCTATAAAACCATATTTCTCTAATTCTTTAAAATCTATATTGTCTTTTAATTTCATTTTTTATTTCTCCTTAATATTGTATTTCTAAATAATTTCCTCTCATTCTTTCTTTAGATTTATTTTCTAAATAGTAATCCATACACTCTTGAAATTCACCTTTAAATACTGTTACCGGATGTCCAAATGTTTTATCTGTACTTTCATATCTAACTACTTTCATTTCAATTCATCTCCTCTAAAATCAATAATTATCCCAACAACCTTGAGAATAACCTAAATCATATACTCTATCCATCAATTTAACTCTCTTTATAGCTTTAGAATATGTATCTGCTGAAGTAAATTCTTTACCATTTCTTTCTATACCAAAATAATTATTGCCTTTCTTTATAATATCAAAGTTCTTTCCTTCCAAAATTAACTTCTTCATATTTATTCTCCTTAAAACATTCTCATTAAATTAGAAAATTCTATATCTTGAATTTTTATTGATTCTTCTGTTGATTTAATTACATTTTTTAATCCTACAGATTTTATTTTATTTCTTATATTTTCATCTTTAGCCATATAATAAGCTGTAAAGAAATCTTTTATATTATAATCTTCCATTAATTTTTCAGTAGCCGCAAATACATTATAACCACCTGATTTATCTATTATATTTTGCAATCTTGTATGTATTCCACATATTTTCATTATTATTTTCTCCTTTTATTTTTATTATTGCAAACATTAAATCTTATAGGGGAGTATTGTTTCCCCTATTTTTATAAATTATTAGGATTTAAATATTTCTCATTCAATTCTCTTATTCTTAATTCTGTTTGTTTGCCTTGATTTGTAATAAAGCTAACTTCTTTAAAAGAAGAATCACTCTTAGAACTCTCCTCTTCGGCAATTTTATCTCTATCTTTAATCCATTGCACCTGTTCTTTTTGTAGTTTCTTAAAAGTTTTTTCATTTAAAACTGTCTTCAATTCTTTCCATTGACTATTTAACGCATCGTCTAATGTTTTAAAATACTCATTTGCAATACTAAGATTAGCTTCTTTATCTGAGCTATCTTCAAATAGTATTCCATATTGATTATATGCCTTACCATATTTTACAGTTAAATTGGACAAAACATCGTTATATTGGTTATAAGCATTCTGTAACTCAGTTTTAGTAACGCCATCTTTATACACACCATTATTATTTACAATAGGTTTGTTGTTTTCTGTAATTTTATTAGGTGTTTGCTCAACTTTTTCTTCAATGTGATAATCACCACTAATATTATAATCTGTTGGGATATTTTTATCTAAAAGATCATATCCTACTTTAACTCCTATAAATGGAAGTATGATAAGAAATATAATAAGTAGAATCTTAACTCCAACTACAATACCAACAAGAATATCTTCAAATATTCTACAACTTGGCATTCCTCCTGATTCTTCATCTACTTCTTCATAGCCCTTCTCTAAGAGAAATTCTTTATAATCTTGATTTATAGTTCTACTTTTAAAATCCGTATATATACCTATTGTTAATGCTCCCAAAATAAAAACCTTTAAAGCAGATACTATGTCACCCCTTATTAATGATGGTATCCAACCAAAGAAAAAAGTTGTCCAACTAAATCCTTCCTTAACTTCTTTTCTTATTCCGTTCTTATTTTCCATAATTATTTTCATAATGAAACCTCCTTTCCACCATAATAAATTTTAACATAGTTGGCTATAAACTTGTAAATAAAATGGCAACTATTTAAAATAATTCATTATTCATTTTATTTTTATTAAAATATTTTATTATCATAATCCTACATTAATTTTGCAACTTCTTGTAAAGCTGCCATTCTGATATCTTCACTAAAATCTTCTTGAATACTTTTTGCGAAATATCCATCTTGATAACATGGATTATATCCCTCATTATATGGTTCTAAACCATATAACTTCTTATATTTTTCTATACATTTATCAATTTCTAATTGTTTCATTATAAATCCTCCTTGTAAATAAATTGATAATCTTTTACGCTATTATCAATACTAATTGGTACTGTATAAAAATTTCTTATATCATCATTCGGATTTAGCTCAAATTGAAGTTTAAATTGTAATAAAAAATTATTATTTACTTTTGCTCCTATTGGTTTATCTCTTTTTATCCACGAACCATATAATATTTTATCCATGTTTATTCCTCCAGCATTATAAATCTTCCTCTAATTCCATCTATTTCACCATACTCACCCTCATCTTTATTAATTTTTGTAATTACTTTATTAAACTTAATATCTTCGGATCTTGATTGATATCCATCTAACCATGATATAGCTACTGTTTTATTATCTTCTCTAACATATATTACATTTCCAACTTCGGTACAATCTCTATTTAAAATATCTGAATAAGTTTTAAATAGTACTAAATCATTTTCCTTTAAATCTTTATGTTTCATTATTCTAACCTCTCTATAGATAATTTTACTTTACATTTTGGATTATCAAAACCGTAAAAATCATCTGGATATATTTTATATAAATTTTCACCATTTTCATCAAACGTTTCATCTGGTTCACATCCTTTTATTTTTATAAAATTTTCCTTATCTACATCCCAACAAAAACTTTCACCATCACCACTATTAATTCCTATGAATTCTATATTTATATTCTTGGTTTTTAAATTATCTTCCATTTTGCACTCTCCTTAATTTTAAATAAAAATTCTATTTTATGAAGTTATAAATCAAATTTCATTTCTATCTCTCCTTTTCTAAATTTTCATTTTGATATATTAAAGTGGTGGCTGGAAAACTTATTTCCCCCACGTTGCCTAAATTATCTCTTTCTACTATTACTGGTATATACTCAATTTCATATGTATAACCCTTTTCTTTTCTTTTATCAAATAATTTTTTTCTAGAAAAGAAATCTCTCATTAAATCTTTTTGTAATAACTTTAATGTAGATATTTTCATATTTTCCTCCTTAAAATTTCAAAATCTTCATTCATTACTTTACCTCTATTTATTGATTTTTTGAAATCTAGCAAACCAATAATATTCTCTGTCTTTATGCCACGATAAGGGATCATCAGATTTTCTTACTTGTCCGTCACATATCCATCCTTCTTTAATCATTTCTTCAACATGTGACATTCTCTCTTCTACACTTTCATATTTATACTCTTGAATTATAGTTTCTAATAGTTTTATTCCTTTGCTCATTTTTTATCCTCCAATTTTAGCATTTTTAATTTATTCTTTCTATTTAGTTGTTCTCTAATAAATTATCTTCATTTAATCCACTATTCTTAAAATCGTTATGTAATTCCTCTATCTCTTCTTGTATATTGTCAAAATCAAACATACTAGAAGCATGTAATTCAATGTTACATATTGCCTCCCCTATAGTTTCCAATCCACAATCTTTTCCTATTTTTATAGCTCTTTTTAACTTCATAATATTATTCCTCCTTTAAATATTCTTCCAAATCTTTAATATTTTCTATGGTTATAAATAAGTTATCCATAATCGCTGTTAATCCCTTTTTGCAAATATAATCCTTAATATCTTTTCTTTTATTATCTATTCTTACAGTTTTTAATATTAAATTCCTTTTTAATTCATTTAACCAGTCCTTGTCGATATCTTTATCCTTGTTTCTATCTCTATCTAAATTAATTAAATATTTCATTGTCTGCATTATTTTCAACTCCTCCAAATAACTTTATTTTTCTATGTATTTCTCATCTAATTTCGTATAAATAACATCACCTAGCTTTTCAGCATCTTCATAAAAGAATGTGAAATTAGGATAATTTGTTGGTTCTTCTAGTTCTATCGTAAGATTATCTATTTCAGACTGTATAGTATCAATTTCTTCTTTAGTGACATCATGAGTTGGAATTATGTTATTTATGCTTTCTATAAGTTCATCTATATTTGAAGCCTCATCAAAATAATCTTCTGCATACTCCCAATCTTCTTCATAATAACTTCCTAAATTAATATTTTCTAATCTTTCTTCTATGTTTTTTAAATATTTATTTTTTAGTATTTTCATTTTATCCTCCTAAAATTTAATTTATTTTAAAACTCCTCTTTTATTAACTTTACATTTAAATTTCTATACAATACTCGTTTGTTACAAATCTGTATTTACCTTTATATGCTATTTTATATTCAACGATCCCATTTCCCTTAATAATATTTTTAGATAATACAGTTCTAATTGTTCCTAGCTTAATCTTACTTTCTACTTCAATATTATAAGGTGGAATTTTTATAATCTTTATCTTCATTGTTTCTCCTAATATATAACTAAACCTTGTGTTTCATCTATATATACTGAATAAACTTTCTCATCTTCTGGAAATTTTCTTAAAATCTCTATATATTTATCAATATTAAGTTCTTTGGGGTTATAATAGAATTTTACTCCGTTAACTTCAATTACTTCTTCATTATTATCTTCACTGTAAATATCACAAAATTCTGCCCACATTTTATTTATCACCTACTTTAAATTTTAATAAAACCAAAAAGGATTATTATTCTTCTTTTTTATCATTTTTCCCACTTTTGTTTTAAGCTTCATTTTACTTGTATCCATTATTTCATTCCTCATCTTAAATCGCCACCGTAATTTTACATAATACTACATCTTTTATATTAGGATCTTTACTATATTCCCAAATCTCCATTATTAAATTATCTCCAACTTTTCTTTCACACCCTTTAGAATATCTTCCTATTTTCTTTCCTTGAGCTTGTAATTTTTCTATATAACTATCTAAATCCTTTTCGTGATAAATTTCCCATATTTTTTCTCTAGCTATTTTTAATCTTTTTTGATAATCTTTATATCTATTAAAACCTTTGATATAAGCTTCAATACTCATTAATATTCACCTCTATCTTTACTTATTATCCTCATATAAGTTATTTTCGCACTTCTCACATCTTTAGCCGTATATATCCAATTATACACCATCTTACCACTCATAACTCTACACCATTTAGAAAATTTACCTAAAAATAAACTATGATTATATTTATTCCTATATTTAGATATAAAACCTTCCATTTGTTCATCCGTTATATAGTCCTCAAACACTATTTCAAATGTATCCTCACCATGTCCTGAACAAGAATATTTAGTGTCTAATCCTATGTTATTAAAATATTTTACTAAATCTACACAATCTTTATCTATTAATACTTTATTACCCCTTATAATCATTAGTTTTTGTTTGTCATCTTTTCCAGCTTTATTTATATGACAATCATTATCTGGTGCTAATATTTCATTATTACATCTAGTACATTTAAATCTTACCCATTCATAATCTTCTATTTCAGAATCCTTTATGTATTCCATAATACTACCACATCTATCACAAATACGAGTCTAATTATCTTTATTCATTTTACATCTCTTAAATTCCCACTGATGGTATTTTAATAAACATACTACTACCTTCATTACATTTAAAATCAGCTTGAAATATCCATTTATCTTTAAAATACTCTTGATTAAAATTTTCTATGGCTCTTGCACATCTATTCCTATTTTTACAACTCTTATTAGTACAAAAGCAAGTATCTATTTGCCATTCTATATTATCCCACATTATTCTTCACCTCTATCGAATCCACAGCTACCACCAGTAATTAAACCTTTGCTTTCTATCCACTCTATATAATCATTTAAGAATTCTTCTAGCTCGTCATTAGTAAATTCTTCACCATTTGCTTTACTTATTGCTTGATCTAAAATTATTGTTGTTTTATCTATTGACGGCTTTTTATTGTTTTTATATAGTTTATTATCTTTACATTCTTTTGAATTAGTACAAAGGCATATTCCTTTACACTTACAGCCTTCACATTCAACATTAATTAAATTAACGCTCATTCCAAACACCTCTTATATGTATATTATTATATATTTAATTCTAATTAAAATTTCCCTTTTATCTATATTAAAAACATCTTCTTTTCTAAAGTAGGAAGATTATAGACTACTTATAATCCGTATTCTACTACGTTTCTATTTTATTTTTAGTTATGTATTAAATCTTGTATATGTTAAGCTTGTTGGAAACCATACTCACTTCCTATAGAGATACTGTTATTTTCTTGAATATCTCTATAGGAAGGGGCAATGCCCCCCATGTCAACATATACCCCTTTATCCTTTATATCAGAAAAATATTTTATTAAATTTTTTATGTCTTGTGTCTTCTCCTTTAGTTCATTTAATATTGTGACAACTTCTTCTACATCATTTGCCTCTAAAATTTCTGATATATTGTTTTTGATAAAGTCAACTAATTTACTATTATATTTTTCTGACATCATTGTAAAACACTTTAATAAATCTAGCTTATTTTGGAAACTATTACTTACATCAAAATATTTCTTATAAATAGCTTCTAATTCTTTTATTTTTTCTTTCCTAGCTTCCTTCAAAGGTTTGTTTGAATAAGCTATTGCATATACCCACATTTCTACTTTATCTAAATCAGATTTAAACGATTCATCAATTCTTTCATTTATTTTATAATTAATAAAATTATCCAAACCATCTTTATCAGCTTTCTTATTCCTCTTTTCTAAAAGGTTAATTATCTTCATATTTGTTAACACACCTTTCTAACGTCATGTTTAGCAGAAATTTTGTCATACTCCTTCAAAAAATCCATGTGATTTAACCCCTTAGAATTACAATATTCTTCTAGGTCTTTCATTATAGCACCCCTTTCTTTTTGTAATCTATCAAAATATTCATTTGATACAACTCCAGTTTCAAGTCCAAATTTATATTGTTCTTCTTTAAATTTGATCTTTTCTATTTTCTTATATATTGTTTCATACATTTTATTTTCGATTTCCTGTAGTTGTAGTGAAACGAGCGCTGCTGTATTTATTTTTTTTACATCATTATCGCTTATTCTACCAACTTTTTCTTTTAATTTTCTTTTGTCTAATGTTCTAATTTGTTCTAACATCACCACGCTTTCTCTTTTTAAGCCTATGTACCTCCAATCCAAAGCAACATGTGTTGGTAATTTTGCTTTATCTGTTTGTGATGTTATAGCAGCAACGATTACTGTTGGACTATATCTATTTCCTATATCATTTTGTATTATTATGACTGGTCTTACTCCGTATTGTTCACAGTCTTTAACCCCTTTAGGTTTTTCTCCTAGATCAGCATAAAAAACGTCTCCTCTGTAAAAGTTATTCACCATCATTTCCATTTAAAATCGCTCCTTTTTTATATTATTTTTTGTTGTATTAATCTCTTTATCTTATGTCTTTATTATACGATAGATAATATTAAACGTCAATCAAAACTTTAATTTATTTCTACTTTTTTTATCTATCGTAGATTATATGTAACAAATAAGCACCTATGAAAGAAGTAGATATTGCTCCCAATAAATATATTATTGCAACTCCTAATACTGCTATACCTGTTGTTAACTTATCTATTATATTTTCTTTGGTTTTACCTCTCATAAATTCCACTTTTATCATCTCCTTTGATTATATATTAACACAAATAGTATTATAAATCAAGTGATTATTTAATTTATTTAAACAATTTTATAATAATAAAAAAGACTGATAGGAATTTTATTTCCCATCAGTCCAATATTATTCTATTCCCATTTTCATCATAGCTATATTTCCCATATATAATATCATCATCGCCTGTAATTTTTATATATAGATCTTTTAATTTTAAGGCTATATTGTAAGATTTTTTTAACTCATATTCTTCTATGACTTCTACAAAATCCTTCATGTCTAATTTATTCCATTTTTTAGTTCTTTTTATTTTTATAAGATCATCTATTTCTGCATTTCTAAATAAATCTTTGGCTGGTATATATTCTCTATCAACTTCTGCGAAAAAGTCTATTATACCTCTTCTTATAGCCATTTGGTCTATTACTTTACCTTTAGTAGATTTTAATATATACTCTGTATCGACAAATTCTTCTTCAGATATTTTATGGTAAGCTTTTTTACGCATATATTCTTGTTTATTAGCTTGAATCAAAACATCTAAAATTCTTTTATCTATATTAATTTTCTTAACCACTTTAGCATCTTCTAAATTATCTTCATCTCTATCTGTTACATTAATAATATAGTTATCTAAATCTATATCTTGCATTTTAAGATATCTTAATTCTCTGTATTTTGAACCTTTTAATCCCAGCCTTGCTAAAAGTACAATTGCAAATTCATGTACAGTTACAATTTTTGCTCTGTCTTTTGTTTTATCCCATAAAGCAAATAAATAATCTAAAGAAATATAATTTTTTCTTATTTTTTCATCGTTAATGATAGCTATTTCTCTTGTCCCCCAATTAGAACAAGGATTATAGGTCGGATTTAAACCTACTTCTAATGCCCACTCTTCATACCCATTAATTAAACTTTTTAATGAAGCTATTGTACTTAAATCTGTTGTCATTTTTGTTTTTATTATGCTTAATACTTCCATCTCGTTAAACATAGCTAAATCTTTATTATACATAACCTCAAGGTCATGAACATTATTATTAAACATGCTCCAATAATTTTGTTTTGTAGTATCAGCATACTTTTTTTCTTCTAAAAATTTTATCTTATTTTTTGAAAACTCATCTAAATTATTTATTTCTTTTAATGCTCTATTATAATCTACAATATAATTAGAAAACATAAAACAATCATCCTCCTTATTATTATATTAATCCTCTAAAGAAATTATACGTATTTCCAATATTAAAAGCTTTATTATTTAATTTTAAATCTTTTATATCTTCATCTTTTGTTGCAATAACATTCTCCACAAAATTATCAATTAACTTATATTCTTCAATATCATTCAATTTATTCTTTTGCAAATAACTCCAAATAGCAAAATATCCTAACCAAATATTTTCACTCTTAAATATTTTCATTATTTTATTATCTACCTTTTTATCTGCTAATATCTCAAAAATAGTATTTATAATATTAACATACTTTTCAGTTCCATATATCATCATAGATCTACCTTCTATGGTGATATCTTCATTTTTTTCTATATGCCTTAATGCTTTTTCAAATACTTCGTTGTATGTTAATTTATCAGTTTTTAACATTTCCTCTCTTGTTTTAGCGATTTGATTAAATAAAATACTTTTACTGTTTTTATTAACTGCTTCAATAAAATCGTTATAACTATTTTTTTCCATAGCTCTCATATATTCATCACTTTCTCTATTTGCTAACATTTGTCTATTAACAAATCTAGCAGCAACCTCTGGTTTAACTATGGAAATATTTACAGGAAATCCCTTAAAAGTTTTTTCTACGTCAAATCCTTCATTATACAGTTCATAAATGGCAGTATCCCTATGCCATCCATCCGTAAAATCAACGACCGTATAATCTGTTGCATCAATATCATAATTTATTTTTATTCTTAACTCTTCTTTTTCTTTATTATAATGTACATTAGCATTTTTTTCTTCTAATAATAAAATATTTAAAGTAAGTGTATCAGGAGGAAAATATTCACCAGCTTTTATCATTTCCTTTATTCCATTTACACTTTTTCTATTTAGACTTATTTCTCTTCTAATAGTGCCATAGGCTGTTTTTCTTATGTTTGCTTGTCTTTGTGTAGCAAAATTATATCTTACAAGTCTGTTTTTTCTAGCTTTATATTGCTCTGAAGGTTTCCAATAAGTGCAACAATAGTAGTAATCATTGTATTCTTTTACATTTTCAAAGATTAGTTCCATATCATTATTTTCATTAATATTTATATAAGTTTCATAAGCTCCCAATTCATTTAAGTTAAAGTAATTACTAGGCTTAAATTTTTCTAAACCATAGTTATACAACGCTTTTGCAATAGCGATTTGCTCATTTGTTTCTAAATTAGATATATTTAGTCCATTTTCTTCGTTCATCACTTCATTAAAAACAAAAGGAGCTAATTTCTTTTTTATTAATTCATTTTTAACTACTTTATATATTCTTTTACTTGTAAGAAAATCTATAGAATTCATATACTCATAAACATCGGCTTCAAACTTTTGTATATTATCATTCATTTGTTATAACACCTACCTTTTTATTATTTGTCCTTTTATGTCATATAATATATTTTTATTATATCATTTCATATAATTTAAATCAATTATATTTATTATTTTAAGATAGAGTCTCACCACCACAACAAGACTCTATCTATTATATATTAATTAAATTATATAAAACTTATGTATCCCCTCTTTACTATTTATACGTAACTCTCCAAATTTCAATAATAAAGTTAGATGTTTAATAATATTGTCCACTGTTATTTCTAAAGTATCTAATACAACTCGTACTGCATTAGGATATATAGTATAATCCTCTACGCAACCGACTGTAATATCTCCCCTTACATTTTCGTAAATTACCTCCTCGTGTAAGTTTTCCTCCATGAATTCTTTAATTTTTTCCATCTTCTCCCATAACCTTTCCTTTTAATAATAATTTAAATTTAATTAACATTTATTGAACAAAATAAGTATAGCATTTTCTTTTTATTCAGACTATTGTTAAAATTAAAAATTATTCGCTTTTTTTCCACAAAATATTTATATTTAACATTTTATGTAATATATTTTAATTATTATTTTATTTTTATTTAATGATAAATCAAAAAATATTTTTACAACAACTATTTGAATATACTTTTTATTAAATTGTTGTTGTATGACAAAGGTTTAAAAGAAGGTTTTTTATTTTGATATGTCGTTAAGAAAAATGAGAAAGAGAAATAAAAATTCTAACCCTCTTTTAAACTTATATTAATAATTAATTAACCACATTATCTTTTTGATTTTTTATATTCTTTAAAACTTTTATAAATTTCCTTTCGCTCTTTCTTCTATTTTTATTCATATTTTTTCTCTTTTCAGCTATCATAAAGTTGCATACCTTATTAAATTCTTTTAAAAAAGTATATTTATTTTCAACATAATCAAATGTAATTATTTTAAATTTTCCAGTTGGAGTTATTATTCTCTTAACTAACTTTTGCTTTGCATTTACATTTAAAAGATATAAACAGCATACGTTTCCATCATTATCTACAAAGTTTGGAGATTTATTGAATATATCTTTGCTTGGTCTATTTATTATAGGAACTTCCTTACATCTAACATTGAATACAGATTTTATTTCAGATATCTCCATTAAAAATCTAAGCCCTAGCGTTTGTAATAATTTCACTACAATATAAGAATCATATGCTGCATTATGTAAATTTTCCTCCACAAAATCCATATCTAGCATACTTGCTACTGTTTCTAAAGAAATAGGAAAATTTACATTAAAATATCTACTTAACCCTTTTTGCACATCTATATATTTTGCTTTGTATAGATGTTTAGGTGGATTTTTACCAAAGTAATACATTAAATGTTTTTTAAATATCTGTTCATCATCACATCCCCATGTTATTATTAAAGTTGCTTCTGATGAAGTTACAGACAGATCTTCTATAATTTTTTTAGTGGCATACTTAAAATTAATTCCCTCTTTTTCTAATTTTTCCGTGGTTATTCCTGTTAGTTTAGTTATTGACTTATGAATCTTTGTAGAAATATTTAAAGAACAGTAACTATTGGTTTTGTTTATTATGTTAGCATTATCATCAATTGAATATCCAGCTATTTGTATAACTTCATTTTTAAAACATTTTGCAAGACTTCTCTTTTTATCATAAACATGTCTTGGTAGAAGCATATTAAATTCCATATCTAGCACGATATATCTCATAAATCAGCCCTCCTTATTTAATTTTCTATATCTATATAGTATATGATTATGTAAATATAATTGCAAATTTTTGATATTTAAATAAAAGAAATATTTTATCAAAAATATTATTATCTATGTATTAAATCTTGTATTAATTCCACATCCATAAGTTCTTTATGTTCAACATATTCAGGACTTTCAAATTTAACTGATAATTCTTCTTCAAAATATTCCGTATGTGGAACGTTAGTTATACCGCTAAATTGTAAATGATCGTTATTAACATTACATATAAAATAAGCATTTTTACATTTTCTAGTTAAACAATCTCCATGAACTACTACCCCATTCATTCCTCTAATCATCATATTTAATAATAAGAAAGGGATACATCTATCACTTAACTCTTCTACTACAGCGTACTGTAAATCTGGAGTATAATCAAAGGGTGAAAATTTTCTTCTATAATGATCCCAGTTCCTAATCATTATTCCCCCTGTACCAGCACAACATTCATAATATAAACCATTATTTTCTTCGACATCACTTAATTCTGTTAATAGGCTCGCCACTGATTCTGGTGTAAAGTCTTGTTTTTTATTTTTTCTATCTGCGTGTTCCTCTTGGAAATATTCATAAAACCAATCAAAATCTACATTATAATCGTTCGCTTCTAATAACTCTTTAAACATTTTTTCTCTTTTATCTTTATCATAAAGATTCTTCATAATTTTTTCTGGTGCTTGATAACTATTCTACTCCAAATATTTTATTGTAATCTACCATCTTTTATTTATCTCCTCTCAATTTTAAAACTGACATTCTTAATAATTCTCTTTTAAAATTTTCACTATCTCCCAAACTTTGTTTTGCATACTCCATCGCAAAGTCATTTAAGATTTTTTCTAGTTGGTTATGTTTTTCTTCATAAAAACTCTCTCTTCTATAAATTTTTTCCTCTAGCTTTTCAGGTATGTACTCAAATTCTCCTCCACCCATAGCACTATTTTTTCTCATAAATATCATCCTCTCTAATTTCCATAATGTTTAAATAAATTAAAGTTATTATTGTTATATTATTATAATATCATGCCCAACATATTAAGTCAATCAATTCTTTAATTTATTTAAACTTTTATTAAAATGTGCAATTTAAGAAGTTATACAAATAGATTTTTCTAAAAATAAAAAAGTTGCCTAAAAAGACAACTCTCTATCTAATTCATCTAAATCTATATTTACAGCTTTAGAACAATCAATACATTCTACAATATCCAACATTATTTTTCCTTTAGAATTCTTTATAAAGTAGTTTAAATCATCAATATTTTCAAACCACTCATAAGTTAAATATCTATTTACATGTCTATAAGTTAACAATATTTTATTATTCATCTTTAATACTCCTTAAAATTATACATTTATTAAATTATTCTTCATCCAAATCTATTCCATAAACAATTTTTACCCATTGCTTTATTTGTCCACTCATTCCAGGTAAGTTATTCCAACTAACTAAATTATCGAATACTTCTCCTTTGTCCATATTGTTTATTTCTTCGTCTAATGAAGTATCATATCTATCCTCTAGCCCTAATCGTTGTCTTAGTTGGCACATAATTCCCTCAGGATACTTATTGTTATTATTATCATATCTCTCCCTTATTTCTCTAACCTTTAACAAAATATCAGGATCGTTTAAATCTCTGTCTTTGATTATTTCAAACATATAACCTTCGTTCCATAAATCATTTTCTCTTATAAATTGAAAAATATCTTCATCTTTATTTCTCACTGCAACTACCTTCTTTCGTTTAATTTTATTTGCTTAAAATTCGGTTTTTAACTAATTATTACCATATTTCTATTTTATTATTTTCAACTTTTTTCAATTTCATTATACAATTTTTTAATCAAAAATGCCTTAGCTAATATTTTTATATTATTTTCTAAAATATCATATGGAGATCTTGCCAAAGTTATCTTAATCTCATTATAAAGTTTAGTAAAGTATTTATTATCCAAAGTTTTCATATATTCGACTATATCTTTTATTTGTACAGTGTTATTTTTATCTACGCCATATTCATTCATCTCATAAGCTATTTTCAGAAAATCTGTAAGTTCTTGACTATCTTCAAAATGATTTAATGAAAGAATTAAATCATCTGCAAATATATAATCTCCCTTTATATTATCAGTTATCTCTTGTATTTCATTCTCATCTAAAAAAGTTGTATTCAGCATATATATCATAATAATTACTCTCCTTATTTTTCTTTTAAACGCTCTAAAAATGGTTTAATTATTTTTTCTTCAGCTTCCTTCCTGGCGTTTATTGCTTCGTTTTTATCTTCAAAAGAACCTAAATTATATCTTTTTCCTTTAAATTCTAAATAAGCTCTCCATTTACCTTTTCTACTCTCAAATGTAACCCCTGTTACACCACTTGTATTAGTTCTTATTGGTTTTTCTCTTTGTAATTGTGTTATAGAAGTTCCTTCTATCCAATCGTTTTCTTTTAAAAAATTAAAAGCTTTTTTACTATTTATAGCACATTTTTCTTTATGTAAACAACCGCATGACTTTGTATGACTGCTTATTAAATCATCTCTACAAACTATCTTTTCATTACCGCACTCACATTTACACAAATATTCTTTTTTTCTACGTTTAGACTTACCTTCAATTTTATTAATAACTGTAAGTTTTCCAAATTTTTTACCTATTAAATCTCTATCTCCTCTACAACCACAGCTTTTAGCGTTACCACTTTTTAAAGCATCAGACCTTATCCATTTTTTATTACCACATTCACATTGACATAAATAATAAATCCTATTGCTTCCAGCTTTCTTTTCAGATTTTTTCTCCAAAACTGTTAACAATCCAAATTTTTGATCTATTAAATTTTTTCTTTGAGTCATTATTTTTTTCTCTCCTTGTCTTATAGATTTTTTCCACATAGTTAATATAAAACAAGTATAATAATATTATAATTATATTTTAACATTTATCTACTCTTTAAACTAGATTTTTTTCCAATCTAAAGAGTAGATAAATGATTGATTTTATAACAATATTGAGTAAGCCTTAATTAGCCTACTCAATATTTAACAAATATGATCTCATTAAATCCTTTCTATCAGATACTAGAACTATTTCTCTTAAAGAGTTTTTAGTCATTCCGTCTATGCCTTTTAACTCTTGAAAAGTTATTGTACTTAACTCTTCCTCTATTCTTTTTAATAAGTTTTCTGTTCTTACACTAATCATTTTCTATTCCTCCAATATCCAATTAAAATACTTATTTTATAATCCATTAATTATTTAATTTATTTTAATAAGCTTTATAAGTAGGAAACTTAAAGACTAAAGCTTTTATAGAGTTAAGATCTTAACTCTTAGATATGTACTGGAATTACTTTAAATCCCCTCTACACTTATTATATTACTCTCTTATAGTATAATTGTCAAGTGAATATTTAATTTATTTCAACAATTTTATAAAATATCAGATTTAAGCAAATAATTCAAATTAAAAAAATAACCTTAACTATTAAAATAAATATTTAATATCACAGTTACTACTGCAATAAGAGTCAATTCTAATCCTATAATCAACTGTTGTTTCTGCCTTTTTTGAATAATTTCATTTTTCTTATTTGGCATGATTTTCACCTTCCTGTATTATTCTTATTATATTATTAATTATAAAATGTTTATAATCTTTAATCAATAAGATAATAAGAATAATATAACGCTTTTTGCTTACTTTTTGGCGTTAGGTAACTACAATACCATAGTTATACTTAGCGACCTTAGAAGCTTTAGTATAACTTATTGTGGTTAGTTGGTTATCAAAAAGTAAGAATATATTTTTTATATACTTTTTTATATTTCTTCTTTAATGTATTATGTAAAAACTATAGGAAAATAGGCACTTTTAATAAAGTTTTATAGCTTTTATGTATTTTTTTATTAGTTTGTTTTAAATATGTAGATTTTTGAAATTCCCATTTTCCTTGTATTTTTAAGTTTGTTATAACTTTTTCAAAAAAATAGGTTATAAGTTTACTCATTTAACCAATTAATTAATAATTCTCTCATTCTCTTAGATGGTATAAACAAATTAATTGGCTCACCTTTTCTTACTCTACTTCTCCATATCCATTGTATTAATTCGCTTAATGCATATAGATCCTGATTAACAGAAACGCCTTTGGAAGAAAAGAAATTCTTTATTATTGGTTTTGTAAATATATTCACTAAATAAGCTAAATTAAATCTATCTGAATAGTCATTTGTAGCCCTTATATTAATAGATATGAAGCCTTTGGTGTAACCCTTACCTTTTAATTTATCTTTTTGTGCTTTGTAAGTAGTCCATAATAACTCATTGGATTTACTCTTAGTCTTATTAATAAAGAAATTTATAACATTATTCTTTAATTGTTTGATTAGTTCCTTATTCTCTTCGTTTTTATACCAGCTTGAGCTAAGATCAAATTTCTTACTTCCTATCATATTTAATTTTCTATCATCTATTATTGTTATTAATCTTTTTAAATTATCTTTTATTTCTTTCTCAGAATATGTATTATCTTTATTTTTTAATATGTAAGTATCATTTTCTTTAGCTGCATATAAATATTCATATTCTACATTATGCATCTTATAATAATAACATTGTTCTTGTGCTTCAAACATATATGTTAATATATAAACCTCTTTAAAGGCTTTAAATATTTCTACTGGAAAAGTCCATATAAATATATTTTCACCATATATTAATATACTTCTATTCATGGCTAGATACTGAATGTTTTCAAATTTACCTGAATACTCCTTTTCTTCATTCCATAATAAAAAGCCATTTTCTATATATGCATAACCCTCACTTATTAGCATATCTATATCTTGCATGCTTACATTTTCTCCTATTTCATCCTGTAGTAGTTTAACTACACTAAAGACTTCATCTAATACTAATATATAATCTTTACTTTGTATAAGCTCTACTGTTCCCATATTAGCTTTGTGGAATAAACTGTGTGTACTTACAACGTTCTTTCCTTCTCCTATAAGCTTGTTGAGGTTATCAAACTTATTACCGTATTTATTAAATTTAGGCTCTTTGAATTTTTTATTTTTACAACTTTTCTTTACTCTCTCAACCTCAGTTAAAAATGGAGTTATGTATATGTATTTATCTTCCTTACTACTTTCATTTATCTTATTAATTATTGCACTTGTTTTCCCTGATCCTGGAATACTATCAACTATTTTTACTCTACACATAATTATTCAATCATTCCTTTCTAATCTCTCTTATTTCTTGTTATAAGCTTATTGCTGCAATATAACCACATCCTTAATAATTAATATCTATATAAACGCCTAAAAGGTGGCAAAATACCACCTAAAGCTATTATCATTTGATACTTTAATTTATTTAGATATTTAAAACTAATTACTATATTTAGCTTTAAACACTCTTTTAGCATCTTCTAACTTGTCCCATGCACCAACGCAAAACCAGTTTTTATCCTCTATAGGAACGTTAGAATTTATTTGATAAGGGTATTTATTCCCTTCTAACTCTACTAATACATAATTGTTATTCTCTAAAACTGTTTTAATATTTTTATACATTTTCAGATCCTCCAATAATAAATATTATTAAATTAACTTTAATAATTGCATATATTGTTCTTTTAGTTCTTCAGCAACTACACTCATTATATCATCAAATTCAGAATTGTTAATTTCTTCAATCTTATCATTTAAATAATCTTTTATCATATCTTTTGTATCAGCTAAAACTTCATCTAGCTCTCTAACAAAGTCATATTCAACTAATTTTAAAGTTTTCTCTCCGTTGTTATTTATACAATCATATATACCTAATTCGAATCTATCGTTTTTTATTTTACCTAATTCTTTTACATTAACTATATTCTTAAAACTTCTTAAATACATTGTTAATATCCTCCTTAATTCTCTTTAAAATTGTAAATTTATATTCTATAGCTACGTAGATAATAAACTGTCGTTATAATTATCTATATAAGTTTGAACGCAGTGTTCAAAGTCTTTTTCAGAATTAAAAGTGTAAGAATAATCACCCATAACAACCGGTTGGAATTCATAAGTATTATTTAATTTATTTTCAATTGACCAGCTACCATCGTTATATTCAGTGTAAAGATCTCCATTATTCAACCTTACCTCGTCTGTACTACTTGTTAATGTTCTAGTAATTCTTAAAGGCTTTTTAGATATCTTATTTAAGTTATTTGTATTCTCTATGTAAGTTAATATCATATTGTCTAATTCTTCTTTACTATCAGCTTTTAGATCCCAATCTCCCATGATTGAAGGCGTAAAAGTATATTCCTTTGTAGAATCGTTTGATAAACTATATGAGTTATCTGAAAGCTCTCTATAGATTTCATTCTTATCTAGCTTAACATCCTCTGTGCTTTGTGTTAAT